GAACCCATCACCAGCTGTTGAACCACCAGCACCTTGAGTTTTTCTCTCAAAGTGTAGTATGTCAGTGTCGGCTACAAAGAAAGGAGTTAAATCCGCTTCTATTGTAACACCAGCTGCTGTAGTATTTGGAACTGTCAATGTTACTTTTTCAGCTCTAGATACGCTGTTTACTGTGTCAGTATAATCTAATGATACTACTGGGTCAGTAGACGTAGCTACAACTGCAGTTTGTACTATAAACTCAAATCTATGGACTACCATAGGATGATTCACTTTGAAAGTAAAATCATCACCAGCTGTTCCATCAAGGTTAGCTGATACTGGAATTATAGCAAATTGAAGTTTACTATTAAACGCCATGTTATTTTACCTCCTAGTCGTTAGAATGAATTCTAACTAAGTGATACTCATTGTCAGTTGAATTAGTCCAAACTTTTTTGAACCCTGTCAATGCGTTCCATGCAATACCTGTGAATCTGTTGAAGTCCCAGTTTTCTACCATAGTAGATTCTGGTTCTACAAGAGCTTCAACTACTGGTTCAAAGCCACAGATGATTACTTCACCATTGTGTGATGACCCACCGATTGTGTTAGAAAGAACGTTGTTCTCTTCTATCATTCTCAATCCAAAGTATTGACCAATCTCACCATTGATTAAATTCTCTGGTTGGTCAAATTTGTGTAGGTCTATGATTCCACCTGTTGCTGTGTCCTCAAATAGTTTAGCCATTGCAAATGGTGAGAATATACCTAAGTAACTATTCCCATCAAATTTTGGCACATTATCAGTTTTTAAATTTCTGATTATGTCTCTGATGTGGGCTGCTGTAATAGCTGACCCAGCACCTGTACTTACAGTTCCATCTTTATCTAATGTTCCTGCACTTGATGATGTTGGTGTGTAGAATACATCTGAATTCTGGAACTCTGTACCAGCTACCTGGTCCATAGATTCAGCTACGTTCATAGCTAATATCTTTTTAAGAGTTTCATCTACAGAATATTCTGCTAATGTTTGTGATTTTTTAGTGTATGATACACCATTACCATACTCTGCTACAGTTACCTGTACAAAACCTACGTTAGGTTTATTCATAGGCAATGATTGTAGTTCTGAGATAGTACCAGTAGCTTTTGTTAACTTCTGATATTTTTCAATTTCAATCGTTGAGCCTTTGTTTCTACCAAATGCTTGAATTGGTTTTGCCAAGTTTCTGAATTGCATCATGTTTCCTGCAACGAATCTAATATCACTGTCCATTTTTAACTTGGCAAGTCTATCGGATTCATTAAGAAAACTAACTGCTCCTTGTGGCATAACTTTTTCCTCCTAGTTATTAGTTTATTGTTTCTTTTCTTCTAACAGTAGCCTGTTGACGATATCTCTTGAGCATGTAATCAAAGTAATCTTGGTCATCCCCTAGAGGAGCATCATTCTCAGGCTCTAATTTGTTTATTGGATTACCAGTAGCTCTGCTGGTTGTCTCCATATTCCCTTTTGGGGGAACTTCTTTAACTGCTTCTTCGTCCTTCTTGTCCTCATCTTTACCCTTCTTGATAGATTCAAACTTACTTACAGTAGACTTGAATCGTTCCTCTACAGAGTTAGATGGGTCACTAGCAAGAAGTAAAGCATCAAATACTTCTTTGTCTAAATCAGCTAGACCATCTGTATGTTTTGCATATAGTCTATCTGCCTTAGCCATGTTAGCAGTGTACTGAGCCATCTCTTCATTTGACATTTCATTAACAGATTTACCTCCTGGTAATAACTGTTCAGCTGCATCTTTTGCTTTGATTTGGATTCTATCATCCACCTCAGTAGCTGCTGGTTCTTCGACAGGATTATCCTGTTTCGTTTCTTCTGACATTGTTTAAAACCTCCATGAGTTGTTCTGGTGATTGAGGTTGAGTAGGTGAAGCTCCCTCTGCACCCGTTGGCGTTGCACCTGGTCCACCTTGAGTCAAGTTATCCATGTTAAGAATGTCTTCAGGGTTCTCATCAAATGATTCAAATATCCTTGCAACAAACTTAGCAGGGTCAACTGCCTGTGCAACTTGAGGCATGTTACCAATTACGTTGATAATCTGCATCAACTTCTGAAAATTAGTCATCTTCAGAACTTTGCCAGAGATGCCCTTGACTGTTAAAGTAGCGTCTTTTATTGCGTTGATACGCTCATTGAAGCTAAGTGTCTTTAACGCATTAAGTGCTTCTGAATCTTCAAGGGACTTGCTGTAATCAAAATGAGATTCATCATTCATGTAGATTAATTCTGTATGTAGAATTAATTCTAGAGTAGGTTCTATGATTGACCTCTCAATCTCATTAGCTATATCTGCAAAAAACCCAGATGTTTCTTGGGATTTTTGACTTATTTCAGAAGCTGTTGGTCTGCCTTTACTTGTTGGTTGTCCCTGAAAGAACTCGTTTTGGAACGACCTATTTTGTATAAGTCTATCAAGTACAAATAAAAGGTTTGTGGCATTAGGATTAACCGAGTTATTATAAACTTGGTTTATAGTTCCAGTAGAGGAGACTGGGTAAAGTCTACCTGGTACTACTGACCCGAATAAATGTGCTTTCCCTGTTTCAATATTACTAGTTACTACTTCGTATACACCTAGCGTATTTAATGTAAAAGCATCCAGTAGCAGGTTCATTGATTCAACATAGGAACTTAACAAAGACCTTAGCTTTGTTATGTACCCTCTACCATATCTTCCTTTTAGTACCTTCATAGGAAATCCTACAATGTAAGGAAACTGACCTTTTGGTAAGATATTCTTACCGTAATAAACGACATGTTGATTATTAGCAATAATAAAGTGAACATGCTCGTCTAAAATTTTACCTCTTTCATCTGTTAAACACTTGCTAAAAACATAGTCTAAACTGACTGTAGGTCTATAGCTTGTATCCTCAGAATCTGAGACTTTGTAGAGACTTCTCATAACTTTATCACCGTTTTTCCAACCGTTGACTTCTGCCATGTTTATGAAATCACCTACATCACATTCTTTTTTCTCTATAATATACTGATTACCCACTGGGTCTAAACGTATTTGCATAGGGTCTACAGAGTGTATTTCTGTTTTACCTACAATACTATTCTCTGTACCATACTCACCAGTTCCCTGGTCATATGTAGGGTAACTTTCAGATTTATAATTATAGTTTACTTTTGTTATATAAGGGCTTGTAAGTAAAGCCATCTTTAATGAATCACCAAAAATCATAGGAAACTTATTAGTTTTTAATACAGCTTCTACAAGTTTTGATAATCCAGCTTTGATAGATGGATTAGGATGCTCTACTGTAAAGTATTTATTATCAGCAGACATTAGTATTCTTACAAAAAAGTTAGTCATTCTAACTATTAAGTTATCTACTATAGGGTCTTTTATTTTAGTTTGCCAAGATAACTTGTTTTCAAACTGATATTCATCCATGTAAAACTTTAGGTTTTCTTGCCAATCTTTTCTTACAGCTGTAAAACCATCCTCAGCTTCTTTCTGTATATAATTAAAATATCTTAATATATCTGATTCTCTCATAATATCCTACTACTTCCTCCACCAAACTCTAGACCAAAATACTTTGGTTCTTTTAGCTCAGTATCTGTTTCTGTTAATTTTCGTGACACATAGAAACATCCTAATTTAAATGCATCAGATATGTGCTCATAATAATTATCTTTCCTAGGTTGACCTGTCTGCTCATGTCTAGTATAACCAGCTAAACACTGTGCTAATAATACACAATGTCTAGAATCTAACCTAAGCATTGGCTCTCCCTTTGTAAATTTTTTAAGCTCCTCATTAACTTGTGCGTGTGACATGTCTCTTTTTACATATATAGTATCTGCTTTTAAGCCTTTACCATCAAATATATCAAGAGCACTGTGAGGAGATACATCATATTTTCTATTAGCATCATGTGGGAGTATATCCATTTTTTCAACAACTTTAGGTAATATTTCATTGCAATAACTCTCCACTTCGTCTATAAAATCTGTAAGCTGTATATTGTGCCCCATCATGCTGAATAATACATTCTTTCTACCGTGTTTGTCAATTTGAAAACCTACACATGCAGGTCTAACAAACCCCATGTCCCAACTTCTCCACAAAGTTCTTAGTGGGTCGTATTGTTCTGTTAAATCATCTACCATATGAGTTTCACAAAAATCAGAATAAACTAGTGCACCCCTTGGTTGTAACTGAAACTTACCACCTTCACTGAATCTCCAGTGCATAGCTGATTCTGTAAATCTTTTTTTGTATCTTTCTATCTCTTCTTTTTCTAGAGATAAATTATCATAGACATCTATAAAATGAAATGAAGTATCTTCATCTTCTTCGTTTCTACCATATATATCTTGTACTATATAATTACTAGTAGTATCTTCTACAATAAAACTCATAACCATTTTGCCAGATTTTCTTAACAATCTAGCTAGAATTTCATCATGCATAATATGTGATGGACACTCATCAAACCAACAATAGTCAATACCAGATGCTTGTAAGTTTTGTGTTTTCATTTCTGCAGATTTAAATTCTAAAACTGTACCATCCCAGAATCGAACAAAGTCAATACATCTGTTCTTACCCCAGGCTACTTTACCACCACGTTTTTCTATACTTTCTATAGAGGGCAGTAGTCCTATGTCATTGGGCGTATCAGTTGAGAACAAATGTACCTGACTTGAAGTTCTTTGAATATCAAATGAAGGACTAAATGCCCAGATAATTCTATTACCATATTTAGGTTTATCTATAGTATAGTTAGGATGCCAACCTATAACATTGTAAGCCGTTTTAGCAGCACAACAATAAGACTTCCCAGAACTATTATTACCATGTACGTACACACTAAAGTGATTATCGTCCACGATAGGCTTCTGAGCAGGATACGGTTTAAAAAAGAAAAGATTCCCGTACCAGTATTGTAACTCTGCTTTAACTTTTTTATCAAGATTAGCAAATTCCTCAGATGTCATGCTGTGGATTTTATGCCACAACGCTAACATCTTTTCATCTTTGTACCACCAGTCTCTTATCATAATATTCCAAACAGGTTGTACTGGCTGCAATTCTCATTGCCTGTGCCACAACCCGTTTTATTGTTTTGTTCTTTTTTTCTTTTTAACTACTTTTTTCTTAGGTTTAGGTTTTGGTTTAGGTTTAGGTTTCATCATTATACCTTCAGGTATATCTTTTCTAGGATTTGCTTCTCTATACAAAGAAGATTCTTGTTTATAACTACCTTTAGGAGTCATTTTTATTTCTTTACCAGAAACTCTAAGATTTCCTTTTTGTATATGTTTTTTAATTTTTTTACGAGCTGCTTTACCTATACCTAGTTTTATTAATTGTCTACCTATTATTCCTACTATAGCCATTACATTCTCTTTTTCTTCTTACCTTTTGCACTTATAGCTTTTTTTAATGCTGCTGGTAAATTATTTTGTCTACCTTTT